GTTAAGTTTACCATCCAACTTCATGGCATCACTTGCTGCAAAAGTGATAATGACATGAGCAATCTGTATTTTCTTTACTGAACCACCTGCATGCATAAGGCCAACAAGTTCTTGTCCTAGTGAATCTTTTGTACCTTGTACCGGAACCCATATAGCAATGTCAAATTCATGTGCAATAGCCTCCAATTTTCTCATTGTAATAGCCTCTTTTGTCCATTCACTATCACTTTTGTCACCTTTTTCAGTCTTCAAGCATTCAAAATAGTCAATAACAACTAAATCAGGTTTAAAACCAAGTGCAATTTCATGCCTTATTTTGTTTTTAATCTGTGAAGCTGTTACCTCACCACTTATTAACCGTTCAAATTTAATATTCTCACGAAGCATGCGTTTTGTTTCGGCATTCTCATTTAATATTTCTATTACATACGGTCTAATATGAGGCAAATGCAAATCACCGGCATCGTAACCAGTTAAAAAACCATAATATTTTCTTTCTATATCGTTTTCCTCATCCTCAAAAAAGTAATGCAGTACTTTAAAACCTTTGTCATTGTTATTCTTACATTTGGTTATTGCGGCATTGGCGGCAAAACCGGTTGTAGCACTTGTTTTTCCGATACCGCTTGGCGCGATTATTACACCCAATTCGCCTTTTGCAAGACCACCATGCAGTGTCGCATCAAGTTTATCTGCTCCCGTAGGTATTCTTATCTTGGCATCCTCAGAAAGCGTTTTATCAATATTTTCGAATAATCTTTTTCCACCTTCTTCTTTGGTGTTTGTTTCAAGGGCTTTTTTTATTACGTCTTCAATTACATAATAATTGTCAAATTCACCTTTCTTAATAATATCCTGTGCCTTGTTGATTGCCTTGGTAAGATTCTGTTGCTTGAAGAAATTTTCCGATTCTTCCTCGACCAAATCCATGCCGGTTAAGTCCATCTCCTTGATTTTCTCAAGATGGGCAAGAAGTTGCTCAACTGAAATCGCGTCCGAAACTTTACTTCTGATTATAGTTTCCATCTCAAAATAGGTTGTAACGGTTTCATTAAAATTATAACGGTCTTTCATGAAACCTACAATTCTTCTAAGATGTTCATTACTAAACATATTTTGGTCTACGATTTCCTGTATATTTGCAAAATACTTTTGGTCTTCAAAAAAGCATTTTACAAGTTTTAACTGGAAATCAGCACCAAGATATCCTAATGTACTTCTATCATTACGATTAGAACTCATCTATAAATTAAAATTATTCTGTTAAACAAAATTGTATAAAAAGGCCGTCCTTATTTGAACGGCCGGAGGAAGGAGATTTGATTACCGTTTACAAACGGTTCTCGATATATTCAAACTGACCAGGTGTCAGACCGAACGTATCCTTATATTTTTCGTCTCTCATAAGGTCAATCTGATAAGCCTTCGTCTTTTCAGCGCAATGCTGTCTTGCGGCATCGACCCAATCCTTATTATAGGTTGAGAGAAGATAGTTTTTATCACCATACTTCATACGCTTGGTATATTTGTTACTATCTTCAAACTTGTAACTCATAACCTCACAAATCTGCTTGATAATATGGTAAACAAGGTCAATTTTACCAATCGTCATATGACGAATAATGGCACAACTGAAATGAAGAGAAGATGGCTCCTTGTCTTTATACAAGACATCAGAATTAGTCAAATCAACACCGTTGCGCACATATTTAGGATATACAGTACCATCCCATATACGCTCATACACAGGTTGTTCATCAATCAGCATTTGGAATTTAAACGTAACATCCCAAGGCTTCAAATCCTCTGTATCAGCATATGAATCCTCAGTACCTTCAGCATAGTTAAAATACTCTTTTTCAATAACTTTACCATTAGACAATTTTGCACTTCCATTGTAGTCCGGTGAAGTTAAAAATACAATATCAGAATAATCAAGGTCATCATAATTGTTTACAAAACCTTTCATCTTTATAGGTTCATCCCTCGTATACCACATAAAGATACGGCTCTTTGAAATTAAATCTTCTTTAATCATTGTAACAACATTATCCATTGTCTCCTTGAATTGCAAAGACCTAATAGAGTCGTTGTTATAGCCATTAATCTTAAAATAACGTTGGCAAATAATATTATCATTTACCCAAAGTAGAAATTGAAACCTTTCCTTATAGGCTTCGTTATCCACAACCTTTGCTTCTTTTTTAATGTTGTCTTCTAACATTTCTTTTTTAAATTTACGTTGTTAAACAAATCTATATTAAACTATCACTTGCAAATATACTGCTTTTATTTTACGTTACAAAATAAATTTACGAATTTTTTTTCTCTTTGTCAATCAAATATGCATATTCTATAAAAAAATTACTAAATCTGGTAGGGTCTTTCAAATCATCCACACCTGCATCACACAAAATTTTGTATAAATTGTCATAACTTCGTCCTTCAGGGTCAATGGGGGCATACATCATACTATCCATTATTTCTTTTGCTTCATCAGTCATCAACGGATTCTTCAAATCAATGATTTTTTTGTTAATCTCATAAATTCTGTCACCTTGAGCACCCTCTGTAATACCTTCTACAATGTTTTTTGCCCATTGAAGTGGTTTTTGTTTTAATTTTGCACGTTCCTCATTGATTTTCCTTGCACCATCAATAATTTCTTCAAGTTCTACTTTCCTTTCTTTTAATTGCGGGAAATTTTTGAATAAGGTTATTTCACCAACACCCTTTATACCCTTAATACTATCAGATGCATCACCGCATATCATCTTTTTAAGTAACACATTCTCATAATAATAACCCATTTCCTCTGTATGGTTCTTCTTATTAATGAACTTCTTGGTACTTTGAACATATATAATGACATCATCGTCAATCAATTGCGTCAAATCCCTATCGTTTGACATTATTACAATACGTTCGTTGGGTTTTTTATTCTTAACATAATATCCAATAAGGTCATCAGCTTCAACTTTGTCACAAACTACTTGTCTTACAAACAATTCTTCAAGACAAGACATTATAACTTCACGCTGTTCATAGAATATTTCCTTGTCTTTCTTCTGTTGGTCGGTTTTTTCCTTATTTTTCTTATTGAAGATATAGTTCTGCATACGTTTAATGTTCGCATTGAACTCTTTCATATAGTCAGAAAGCCCATCATCAACAATAAAATTCTTGTCACGATTGCTCTTATATTGTTCATTAACAAGATATCTATAATATCCTGAGTTATCTCCATCCCAAAATACATATACATACCTAAAATTAGCTTTCATCATCAGAATCTTTATCTGCAAAAGAAACTGCTGTATTCCACCAACTTGTTTTCCATTACTTGAAATCGTCTTATCACCAAGTGAGGACAGTTCCAGAATATTGGAACCGTCCACAAGTAGTGTATTAAACGTCTTAACACCCAAATTAGGATTATTCTCCTTTACTTTCTTCGGAATTGGTTGACTCATCACTTGAAAAAGTATTCAAATAGCATAAAATCTGTCCTTTACTCGAAACATAGATACTTCTATTATAGTCTATGTCATGCAATTTTGCAGTTTTGATATAATCAGCCTTGTTTTCAAACATTACCATCTCCGGTAGTTTTGGGTCACTAAGGCAACTGTCATCAGGTTCACCTACCAACGTAGTAAACACTTCGCTCGGAATTGCAGTGTACTTACTTTCATTAAATTCAAATTCAGCCTCTTTTTTTAAAGTCAATTTCATCTTTTCATCAAATTTAAGTTAATTATTCCTCTTTATCAACCTCTTCAAACGTAATATCACCAACTTCATCAAGACTAATCTTGTTAGTTTCTGCAAGTTTTTCCTTGATAAACTGGGCATATTCCTTCTTGTACTCATCCAACTTGTCAGGATTCCACAAACCTTGTTGTAATGAGCAAATTTCACCGGTATAAGTCAGATTATTAATATGATTCTTTTCAACCTTAATCTTTGTCTTGACACCATACTGATATTCCTTTCCACCTGATGTTGCAGTCAAAGCTTTAACGCTTGCACTTGCAATACCACCAACATACAGAAGAAGCCTATAAGAATAAGTTAAGGCAATACCACCCTTACTTTTTGCCGAAGGAAGTCCAATAGCGGTATTCTCAACCCAAATCTTATTAATTACAAACATACTGTTAGTATATTCAGAATTAATATTTCTTGAAGAAGGGATAAGGTCATTAACAATTGTGTTAAATGCTGTTGAAACTGCATTTGCATACCACATATTATTACTTGAATTGTTAGCAGCAGCCCTATAACAATCGCCAACGCCAATACTATCAACAATGAAGACCATATCGAAAGGAAGTTTACCTTCTCTCTGTTTACGTATCAAATCCTTAATACACATTGCAACGTCTTCAATGACATAAGTTTCACGGTTTGCTTTCTGTAACCATTTTCCATGCTCATGGTCGAACTTGCCATATATTTCATATAATTTGGCAGTGTCGTAATACAACATATCATCACCAGGACCATATGTAATTTCTCCGGTTTCCTCATCTACATATTCCTCAATATTTACACCAATGTCCTTGGCATGCTGCCATGCAAAATTGTTTTCAAGTTCAAAAACAACAGGAATAACGCCCTGTCTTTGTGCAGCCTTAATCAATTCAAGTTTAATTGTACTCTTACCAGTATTTGAATGACCCCTTATTGCACTAACATAACCTTGTGGAATACCAGGAAGTCTTGTAGCATCTTGGAAAGCCTCCGGCAATATGAACCATGATAATTCTTTCTCCTTAGCACCACTAAGATTATTTTCATTTTTAAATGCTTTTAATGCTGCTAACTTTTCTTCTTTTGACAAGGTTTTAATACCTGCTCCTTTTTTAATTGGTTGTGCCATAATTTTTTTAACTTTAAATTAGTTTATATTTACATTTTTTTCTTTTTTCTGCTTCTCTAACAATGTATGATAACATTTTCTGCAAAGTGAAATATATTTGTCATTTCCACCAATTTCAATTTGTTCACCGTCACTGACTATATTTCCAAAGGCATCAATCCTTGCATTAACTATGGCTTTCCTACCACATCCGCAAGATGATTTTAACTCTTCTATATCGTCTGCGATTTCCATTAATCTCTTAGAGCCTTCAAAGAAATTAGTCTTGAAATCAGTCCTCAGACCATAACACATGACATTTACATCCAAATTATCAACGACATCTGCAAGTTGGTCGACTTGTTCTTTCGTTAAGAACTGACACTCATCTACAAGTATCCACCTTGGTTTGTCATAGCCTTGAAGTTGTACATTTACAATATAGTTGTCAATAAACTTATATAGATTATGTGTTGAATCAAATGAAATACACTCTCTCGATAAACCAATTCTCGATTTAATTATATCTTCACCGTCTCTGTCATCAATTGATGGCTTTATACACAAAAATGAAGTACCACGTTCTTCAAATGAATGTGCTTTCATCAATAGCAAAGCGGTTTTACCACTTGACATCGACCCAAAATAGTAATAAAATTTACTCATTAATAAGTAAAAACCATAATTCTTTTATTTTTATATAATAACCAGTCTAACCAATTATTAGACCGGTTATTACTCTATTTAGAATGGTAAATCATCACCTTCCGCTTCATCTTCCAACTGTGGAGAAGTATTTATATCTTCTGTTTTCTCTTCAGTCTTAGCCTTCTGTGTGTTTGTACCACCGTTTTCGAGTATCTTACGTGCTTCAGCAGCCGCAATATCTTCCTCACTTACTGTTGCCTTATCAACCCACTTTTCTTCGTTCTTATTGAAGAACGGTACTTTTCCATTGGCTACAAGGTCAATATATTCAAAAGGTTTCATTGAATATAAATCTGTCCAAGTTTTCTCGTCATTTACCCAAGACAATGCTTTATTTATATCCTTTGAAAGTGGAGTTTCCTTTCCAGCATCACTAATTGTAAGTGTTGTCTTCTCCGTACTCTTAACATACTGAAGCGTAATAATGAAATCCTTACCATTATTCAAGTCAAATACATTATAAGGAATAATGGTACGTTCATCATCAGAAAGTAAATCATATTCTTCTTTGTCTATCTTGATATATTCATCGTCAGAAATCTTATAGTAAGCATCACCGTTATCAATTGATTCCTGTGCTCTGTTGTCAAAAATAGACATCAATTGGTCATAAATACCAGTTCCGTCATTATGAGCGTTAAAACGCCAGAATTTAACACCCTCATCCTCATGGCCTCTTTCAATTACACGAACAATAAATGTTTCCTTTGAATGATATTGCATTCCCTGCTTAAATAATGCTTTTCTCTCATCCTTATGTGCTGCGTCATTAGGAATTTCATTACTCTGTTTGAGAAGTTCAGCAGACTTCTGACACAATGGACAACCACGTCCGTCATGATTAGGTAATTTCTCTTCGTTAAGACAAATAAACGACTTGTATCCACTCTTGGATATTTCATTGGATACTTTCATTGAATGTGTGTGAAGAATTAGGAATGTGTTTGGGTCATCAGCACTTACAGGTAGAATTCTAACTGTAACTTTCTTCTGTGTTTCACCCTCTTTAAGACGTAAGTTAAGATAATTCTTTTCATCAAACTCGAACTTTTTCTTAACTTGCGGTTTTTCTTTACTTTCTTGAATTGCTCTGCGCTGTCTCAAAATTTCCTCTGCGCTAGTGTTTACATTTAACTTAATTGGTTCTGACATTTTATTAAAATTATTTATAGTTTATATTATATTATCATTACATTGCAAATGTACTACATTTTTTTCAATTTACAAAATTTTACATATATAAAAATACAGTAACTGGTTATTTTTCCCAGTTACTGTATATAAATATCTTATATTAGTTATTTTTTTACGTTAAAAATCCAAAAAATCTTTCAATTTTGAAGGGTATTCAAGGGATTTTGCAAGAGAACGGTCATCGCCGCCGGTAACATCACCTTTCTTAATTACATATTCCGTTTCTTCCTTATCTGGGTCAACATCATTGTTGTAAATTACATTATAATTTGAATTTTGTGACTTTTTATCCCAGAAGTCTTTCGGTGTTTCAGAATATGGCGCTGATGCTTGTGAACGAATGTTAATTTTTTCTTCCTCTGATGGATTACGTTTTTCAAATTCGGCTCTCAAATCATCAATCTTCTTGTTGTTTTGGTCAACTGCTGCAATAAATTTAGTGGTTACAGCCAATAAATCTTGCAATTTATCATTAACACCGTCAATCTTAACCTCTGTTGTTTCCTGTGCATTGGTAAGTTCATCAACATCAATCACTTCATCACCGTCTTGCATCGAGTCAACATTATCATCACCACCTTCAGCATCTTGACCTTCGTCACCCGGTTCAAAATCAATATTCATTTCTTCACCACCTTCGGACGCATTGTCTTGCGGCATTCCACCACCGTCTTGTGGAGGCTCATTACCATCACTCATATTTGGCTGCTGGCCATCAGAACCACCATTCATATTACCTTGTGGCATATCATTGCCACCACCTTGCTGCATTGGAGGCTGATTTCCATCCTGACCACCCATAGGATTCTGCTGTTGGTCATCGTCATCACCGTCCTCATCAAGCATTGGCTTGGTTATGAAAGTATATTCACTAATCTGTTGGAAACGTTTTTGTGCTTCCTCAAGATGATATTTTTTAAGTAACTCTTTATCAACAGACATGATTAATCATTAAGCATCATTTTATTATCTTCCGTAATGAGAATTGTACTATCCTCTGTACGTTCAATAAGACCCTTGTCCTTTTTCTCAAACTTTACCTTTCTCTTTGGAAGTTTGGCATCATCGCCTATGATTGATTTTAATTGTTCTACATTATTCATTTCAGTCTCTTCATTAACTTTTTTATTTTCACTATTGTTAGATACGACTGTATTATTAGCAGACAAATATCTGCTTGCAGGACGTACTACTTTTCTAAGTTGGTTTTTTAATATAAATCTCTGTGGCATTATATTATACCTTATTTATAATAATAAATAGTTACTTCTCTCTAAAATAACAATATAAAGGTAATATGTAATGTGTATTGCTACCAATTATACGCTTAATATCTGAATTTAAAAATGATATACCATTTATGAATACATTATTGGTGTTTGATTTAATTTTAGTGATTATTTTAGATTTATTAACGCCACAATATTCACATAATGTCAATGATAAACCAAATATTGTCTTTAATTTTGTATCATATATAAACAGAAAATTACTTTCCCTCGTAAGAAAACATATCTTCTCCGTTGATGAATACATATACCTTATGAAATTGGCAATCCTACTTCTTTTATATCTAATAAAATTTACATATTCATATTTAATTGATTTCAAAGCATCAAGTATTACATCCTCTTGGAATTTCTCAATATCATTGAGATAATCGTTTCTTCTTTCCGTCTTTGAAAACGTCCACCAACAGTTCTGTTCCTTATAATGCTTTTGAAGTATAGAGAAATTTTCAATACACTTCTTGGCAGTTGATAATCCTATATACAAAGTGGGTAAATTCATGTCAATTCCTTCACACGAACTTACCACATTATATATTTCACTAAAATCACTTTTTCTGCCTTTTGTTACAATATTTGCTAACTTTTGCATGACGTAGTATTTCATTTACAAAGCAAATATACTACTTTTTTATGAAATTTGGCCACTTTCAATATATTTTTTTACTAAATTACCGTATTCAATCCTTTTTTTAAAATTTGGTGTTCCAGCTCTTTCGAAATTTTTCTCGAATGATATAACAGCATCCGATACAGTATTTGTTTCCTTAATTGCCGGAATTGTTGATTTTTCAGTGTTTTTTAATTCATAAATTAGATAATCCACTTGTCTGCTTAAAGGTGCTTTAATAATAGGCATGCCAAGCCACTCTTCGGCGACGACTCTCCTATCATCAGTCCATTGTGCTAATCCCTTACCACCTTTAATTGGTTTTCCTACATATTGTTCCGTGGTGGGATAAAAACTACTTTCCTGAACAAAATTACCAGCAATACCGCAGAATTGTATGTCCGTTATACCAAATTCACTTTTAAGACGATTTCGCACATATGATATATTATGTAAACTTGCACCATTCAAATTAGAAGCAACAGCATTTTTATCAACATCTGTTACAGGTGAGCCAAACAATACATTAAGTTCTTCATCTGTATATCCACTACTTTTACCATAATTACCAAATTCCCTCTTAAATGTGGCTGCACCAAGAGCATGATAAAATTTCTTTGCAATTTCAAAAAACGCTTTAGGCACATTAGCATTAAACCATGCTTTGTCATGTTCGTTATTTATTCTAGTGTATTTTTTTGTTTCCCCTTTAATAAGTTTATCATTTCTGTGAAGTTGACATAAAAATTTCGTATGGTCCCCGTGACCTTCAACATTATGTTTATCTGAAAAATGAATCATTGCAAAATTATTTCTATTCTTCATAAATTCATCAGTTGAATAAAACTCACCTAAAATTTCGTGTATTTCATCTCTATGTAAAGAGCAAAGAATATCAATAACTTTGTATAATTCAGGTTGTGAACTTCCTTTTTTTACATATTCTTTAACTTTTCCGGTCTCATCAAAATGTGTTACACATAAATCCAACGCATTACCTGTTGTATGACAACTCACACTTCCAACGCCGGCTTTGCTGTTTTTGTCTCGTTTTGATGAAATTATATGTACATTCCACTTCATTGTTGGCTTGTTTTCTGGTAATGATGCTATTTCCTCATATAAACAATTATATATATTCTGTAATTTTTTACTTACAGTTTCTTTCGTTTGTTTAATACCTTCCTCACCAACATCTCTCCTATTAATTTTTTCAGAAAAATGGTCTTTAGGATTAATTGCTCTATTATAAGAACTCTGAATAGAAATATTGTTTCCTCCACCAATATTTCCAATGCCATCATCATTTTTCTCATATGGGTCATATGTAGAAACATCCGGATTAAATACAAACCATGAAGAACTGTACGGAACCGGATTTCTTGACAATTTCATGCCCTTGAATCTTGTTGTCATAGTTCCGGCTGAAATTGTATGTGTGACATTGAAAATCATATATACACCACTCCACATAGGTATATTCATCAATTGGAAATACATCAACGGTTGAATTTGAGCATCGCCCATCATTTCTATTTCACAAATGTATGAATAGTTACTGTAAACCGGATATAAATCTTGTCCCATAAATGCAACCTTATGTGGGTTTGCACTTCCAATTTGACTTATACGTGACAACGCATTAATTGATGCAGATGTCACAAGTGGTGTTGACATATCCAAATTTATATTCTTGAATATGTGATTATTCTGTCGGCTAAATGCAACACCAAATGACGGAACATAATAGCCATATCTTGACACTAACTCAGAATTTTCAGTTACCGGCGTATTAGTAAAAGCGGTTGGCATTTTCTCGTCGAAATCATTTGTCACCGGATTCCACACTCTGAAATAATCCTCTCTATAGCCATTGTCAGATGTTGGATTTTCTGACATTCTAGGCGAATAAATAATTACAAACCTATTTTCGGTTTCGACATCATTCATTTCTGAATATGGAATTGGTCTGAACATATCCTGCATAGACTTTATTGCCGTCTTACTGTCAGCATTACCCATATCTACATAGTCCGGCAAAGCAAGGAACAGACAATGGTGGTCTTTTGTTATATCACCAATAAATTGAAATAATGTACCATCCTCATCACGACCATCATATGACCTTTTAAGAGACTCGCAGTTTATGAGTAATTTCTTGTATATATTCAAATAAAATGCATCGATAAATATAAAACTATTATAGAAATTTTCTACATTATAATAGTCTTGATAACTTATAATTCTACCATCTGGCAATTTCTTATTTGTAGTAGATACAAGCCACCTATCCCACAATATCTTAAGATAGAGATACATCGAAAGTTCAATATCCCTCTTAAGTGTTACATCAGTTTCGCCATATTCATCGTTTGTGTCGCTTTTTTCATTATTCGCAATATCTTCAATTTTTGAACGGAATCCCGACAAATACGCATTAAATACATCATTATTTATGGTAATCTCGTTATTGTTACTATTTTCGCCATAACTGTAATAATACCCGCTTGAATCACACGCAACGACTTTTTTGGCATATAAGTCCTTTATAATACTTTGTATATCATTATTATTTTCATTCAAAAGAAGCATCAAACCTCTTCCATCACCATTTCTATATTCTTCCTTAACCCAAATATATCGATAATTATCGAAGAAATTATTGAAATATTCAACCCTTAAACGATAAAGTGTCCATGCACTTTTTTTAATCAGTTTCTTAAAGTCTCTTAGGTATACATCTCTTTTATTGTCTAATATAGCCTTTATGTCACGCTTGAAACTAACAACGTCTTTTTTAAATGTAGAACATATATAATCACCCACACCATCGGTTTTTTCATCCTTACCAACTGTTTTTAATTCAAGTTTTGACATAATGCGACTCCATTCATTATCGACGAATCTCAAGAAAAGACTAATAAGTTTATTTGTTATATGATAGTCTGGTTTCCAATTCTTTCCACCACCAAATAAAGAAGAAACAGTAATATTATATTTCTTTCCGTCGCCATTCATAAGCGCACACATTCTATACTGTCCATCATTCAGTTTAACGAACAATGTATTATCATCACCTACTTTTATATAATCATCTGAACCACTTTGTATAGGGTCAATCTTTTTTTCTTTTATAAAATTGTCTCTCCAAAGTAATCCACCCAATAATAAAACATAACCATAAGGTAAAGAATATATACCGCCATTTTTCTTAGTACTTTTCAGAAATTGTGGTATCTTACTCAAATCATAGTTAAGTGTATGTAAAAAAAGTATTGCCTTTGCACGTTTCTGACGAAGTTTCCTATCATTATCGGTTGTTTCAAATTTATAAGAGTCTAACTTATCATTCTGTAAATAATAGAATGGGTCTCCGAAAAGGTCTTGTTCGCCGTATCCATTTGATTTTGGGAAAACAACCCTAATATTTCTTACTGTAAGATTTGATAAAGAGTATTCATTGTTATTTTCATCAACCCATCTTCCGTTTCCGTCATTTACTGAATATGTTATTGTCTTACCATCAATATTAAATAATTTTTCATTATCTACGGATGATGGTGCTTTGTCATCATTCATCTTATCCTTCATAAGAGGATACAATTCTTCTTCTTTTATATCAAAATCAGCGAATGGTTTTGATAACATACTGGTATTTCCGTTAAAGAATGCACCATAATCAGAATCCTCAACATGCCATAATTTTTCAAGAACATTAGAAAAATCATCAGTAAATTCGTCACCATATATAGTAAACGTACCACTTTTTATTTCATCATATTTTTTCTTAATAGAATTTGAAACTTCAGGGTTTACGATGACATTAAACATATCATCATTAATATATTTATTAACCTTATACAAGTCCTCTTTGTCTTCATCTACTTCACCAATATCAGTGAATAATGCCTTACAACTTGATTTATGTAAAAAGTCATTCGTAGAAGATGTTTCTTTATCTCTTTTGAATAAGAAATATGGGTTTGTATTATCGTACTTATATTCAAATATATCACTATATTCTTTATAAGATACTAATCTATCAGGTACAAGTCCTACTTTATTATGCGTATAATAATGTATATATTTCAAATTTGAACCTTCATCTTTAAATAAAGGATGTCTATCCCTATTATTATAGGTATGAGCAATTTTGTAAACGGTTTCAAACGAATGTCTTGATTTATCAGTTTCCTGATATGTTTTACTACAAAACGAATCAAAGTCATTAGAGCACTTCGACACACCATTTAGTATATTTTCTAATGAATTACCATATGCAGCATTAATATATGTGTTCTTTAATTCACTTCTTGATTGCAAACATGTAAAGAAATTATATGCATCCATCTTACCTAATGAATTTGCTAATTCAGTAGACGCTTTTTCCTTTAACAATATTCCGAAAATCTGTGCAGCCCTAAAAGAAAGATATCCAGCCAATGAAGATATATTGTTTTCAATACCTCTGCCAAAAACCGTTGATATGTTGTTAATATCATTGGGCATAACCGGTAACCCAGCAACCATTTTAAATGACTTCGGTTCTAAAGGTTTTTCCGGCGCTATCTTCTTTATGGCCTTATATAATTCAATAATTACTTTTTCTTCCTCAAAATTATGACTGAAGTCACCAACCCATGCCAAATATTCTATTGATTTGTCTTCATCACCACCTTGGTCTGTTTTCTTGCCATTATTAAAAAGACCGGGCCATGCACCAATTTGCCCCTTGTTTTTATCAAGATTAACAAAGTCAGTACTTTCCAACGGAACATTAAGATAACCAGGTGAACGGTCTGATTTGGTAATGTTATTATAACATTCCCACATTATTTTTATAAATGTTTCAAGATGACACATTATTATCTTGAAAATGTCTCCAATATACGGAGTAAAACCTAACGATAAAGCGGCATTTTCTTGAACTTTTTCAGCAATTTGTTTATTTATTTCCTTGTCTTCTTTATTAAGATTTTCAATTCTTTCATTTATTTTATCAAGAAATTTATTAAGATTAACAAGATAACAATAATCAGAAAAATAACTTTTAATATCACCGTCTTCAGGATGAGAATCTTCGAATAAACATCGTGCCACTTCATCGCTTGGTTTATTATTATTGTTAAGTTCTATTGTCTTAATGCCCTCAGAACTCTGTTCTGTACAATTAAATGTAACACCAGTTATTTTGTCGCCAGTTTTTGTAACCGTGCATAGTTTTCCAAAAATAATTCTTCTGTTGGCTTCAAATATATCATGCTTCGAATTAGGCAACAATGAATTACTAAATGCCTTACCATTATTTGATGAATTATATGTATCAAAAGCATTAATAAACGCCTGACTTGTAAGTATTAATTTATCTGTTACTTCATTTTCTTGTGAAGGAGAGAATATTAATAATTGTTCATCATTTTCTTCTTCACCTCTTATAATACGTAAAGAACTACTTGTCTTATTTAAGCCCTTTAATGCCTCTACGTATTCTTTATATGTTGTAGCTAATGTTGTAAGTTGTGCTTTTTCATTCGAAATATTATTTTTTATTTCAGTTTGTTCATCTGTCATGAGTTTTTCATTTATTTCCTTGTCATTAAGAAGTGATTTTATGTCATTAATCAATTTAAAAAGTTTCATTGGTTTATCACCACTACTTAATGCCCATGCAGGTGTATTCAAATGTTCTTCCCAATATTTCTCACCGACATACTTACAATAAGGTGCTGCTACCAAATATCTCAACGGAATATCTGTTAAAAGAGAATATGAATAGCCAATAAATGTAGCAACAGCCTCAAAATTACCGGTTTGAGAATTGAATGAGGCTTTAAAGTTAGAACATGTTAATTGATAGGTAACACCATGCCCATAAAACCCTTTAACTTGTAATTTGAACTTAGGATAAGGAATAGTGAAAAAAGCACCGAATACACTTGACGATGATAATTCTTCACCACTTTCATGAACCGCTTCCTCACGTCCGAAAAGTGATGAACCCCTCACATCAATAAATTTTATTACAACGGTAGGTGTATAGTAACTTTCAAATGAAATCTGTATACTCTCAATACCAAGACCTTCTACAATGTTCTTCTTAACAATGTCATCATAGTCTATATCAGTATAATAAGTTGTAAGAAAATTACCTTCTCCACCAAATATCTTAGCATCTTCGCCTTGAAGAAATGAAACCCACTTATTTGATGATTCTTCGCCGGGAGTGCCTGACCAAGATGCCGTCAGTGCCATTGTTTTATCTTCGCCACTCTGTCTGTAGCGTGTAACAATTTCAGCAATTAAATTGACTGAAATGCAATAATCAGAATAATCAGGTGTTAAAGGTACACCGTCTACATTACCATATATGTCATTTGGTTCTACATAGAAAATTCTATCTTTCTGATGTACGATGTTTTTTTCACTATTTGCCATTACTAATTAGCTATAAATTCTCTATTTAAATATAACTAGTTAGAATATGCTTTTTCAATAAAGATAATTAATCTTTATTACTTTTCTTATCCACCATTTACTATTTGTTTCTTTATATACAACAATTTCAATCAAATTACCATGTTCATCAAAATTATTCTCAATACGATAATGATATTTTAACGGACCACTTACATAAACACTTTCATTTAATAAGTTATGTGATTTCATTCCAAACCATTCTGAGGAATATTCAAATGCTTTATCATCAAACAACACACAAAAACTACCTAAAACCAAAAATGTAGATGGATTAATATTCAAATCGTTGATGTCTTCTGAATAAGTCAATTCAAACTTGTCCAAATACATATTACCGTCAACCCATTTTATCTGATTTCTTTCTATATCATCTTCAGATTCGTATATACGCCCATGTTTATTATACCACTGATAATACATTAAAGATAGTTTTCCGTAATCATTATACCTATAATCATATTGGATATAACCATAAGTGTTACCTTGTTTAAACTTCTCCCTAACAGTTTTTACCTTTGAATTACTATTCAAGATATAATCATAGGCATAATTACAATCTTCGTTATACGGTACCGGTTTATATATTTTTCCGTTATTGTATGTAAGTGTTACATGATATGAAATTGTATTTTTACTTGTTCTTATATCACTTGACGATGATGTAATAAAATTATCTATTTTTACTAATTTATCATTTCGATATACATAAGAAATAACAGATTTTTCATACAATTCATCGATTTTATAATTGTATATTTCCAACTTTGAGACCATCTTCTCACCGTTGACATTCCTGCGTTGTGCTGAAACTGTAAGACTTGTCAGACAAATTAAAAATAAAATAATCTTTTTCATAAAAAAATAGTAACTTTGTTTATTAAGACAAAATTACTACTTATTTTTCAATTTACCAAATTTATATCGTTAATTAAAGTTAAATTATTCATTTTCATTATTATATTCGTCAATTGACTGTTCATATCGAGAAATTGCAGTAGAAAGTGGATAAGGTATTCTTATCACTGTACCATCTTGTATAAGGTATTCCATGCTTGGAATGGATGGATTTGCTTGTAAAATCAACCATCCATAATCAGGGTCTCCATAATATTTGTACGAAAGCATATCCATTCTCATTCTATCCTTATTATAGACAATATGCAAATCAGTATTCTCATTTGCAATCCTAATACAAGGTACTACTTTAATTTCACCGTCAACTCTAAACTTTGAATATCTATCGTAATAAGCCATATTTCATCATATATCATTTTATTTTGCCATTTGTGTAGTATAAGCGAAACTTTCCTTTGAATTAACACTGTGGTCTAATGCACCCATAGTCTTGTCATCACCGTTATATTCAATTCTATCAGCCCTATTATCGAATAACCTCGAATTTGCATAATAGTTAAACGTCATAGCATTTTGCAATCTCCTAATCGGTCCACCTAAGTCACCACCGCCAATGAATTTGAAACTTATGTTAATCTGTGCTAACATAGGTTGTACACCTGCACCTTCAGGATTTAAATCCCACTGCAAGCCACCAGACACATTATAATCAATATTAATTGAATCAATTACAATTGTCTGATAATAGAAATCGCCAATTCTTAAAACGCAGAAAGGTGGCCTACCAAATGCAAGGTTGCTTGCAGTTTTTCCATTTATATCGGAAGAAGTAACAGTATTTCCTTGTCTTGTACATTGGTTAAGGAATGTAAGACGTTCAGTGAATCCTTCCGGTGTCATTGAATGGAAAGCGGGGTCAAAGAATTTCAACTTATCTGTGAGTTTTTCAAAAACAATCGGATTGGTTTCTTCTAACTGTTTGTAGAAATAATATTCTTGGTCATATCTTAATTTATTAGTTTCATTATTACCATTATCCGTTGTATACATGAACATCATTCTACCGCGATAATCACGATAATTCTTTTCCTCATGGAATTGAATGTTAGTATTACCACGTTGTTCTGAAATTTCCTCGGTTCTGTTTAATTTCCTCAGTTCACCATCAGCAGTCTCATACCATTCTTCTTCCGTTTCTTTATTCTTATAAAGTTGTTTTCCATCTTTTGTTCCTGATGGCGTAAATCCTGTATATCTCTGAATAACCGTTTTACTTGTATCACTTTCAGTATTTGTTTCAGTTAAACTCTCAGTCTTTACAGACTTAAACACCATTTCGACCTTCGTTGAACGGTACTTTTTAGCAGACAAACCACTTGCATCTGATTTATCTTTTTTATCAACTTGTATGCCGGACCCATTATCACCAGGAACAAATTTTATTTTATCAGAAAGCCATTGTTTTAACCACTCCGTTACAGTATTAGCCCTTTCTGTTGCTAATACATTATTTCTGGCAGCATTTACTTCATTAGTATTTGTTCCATGAGAATTGGAATATCCACTAACTCTGACTTCACTAATTTCCATATTACCGCCAAAAAAGAGTTTTGTCAATTCATTAACCTTTGTATCAGACACACCTAAGTCAATTAGTTTATTATATGTTTTTTCTGCTTTAAAACTTGCCGTTTCCCCCTCTTTTGTAAATTCACCCTTTGCTAATGCAGCAGCAATTTCAGCCAAAGAATACAATTCGACATCCTTGCCTACCAACCCACTGTCTTTAACGGCACTAGATTGTAAATTCAAACCATAAGATTTACGGTCTACATAATTTGATATCTGTATTATTTGGTCATATGTATTCTTATTTCTGTCTGCTTTTTGAGGTATTTTATATTCACCATCTATACGATAGAACCATTTGCGTTGTTCATTTGGTTTGTATTTCTTACCTTCACTTTTATAGTTACCGTTTGCATCAAGAAGTGAACGTGAAATAGGTCGAGACCATCTTAATGCAGAACCAACAATATAATTATTTGTTTCATCTTTAGAAACGCTTATACCATCACCAATTTTCATTTCATACCCTCTACCCATACTATCTTTATAGTTTCCATTATCCAAATTAAAATCAATTTCTAAATCTTCACCAAAGTTTTCATCAATCTCATCATATCTCTTATTACAACCTTTTCCGAATAAAAGATAAGCAATAGCATGAACCGGTGAAGTTGAAGATGGCATATCATAGCATCCGGAATAGTTATTCGGATAGAACACATAGAACTGTATAGTTTTTTCAACATCAGGTATCTCAGGTTCGGGTATAGGCTCAGGAATAGGTTTTACATCTAATTTCTTAATTTCTTCCTCTTCAGGTATCTTCTGTGTATATTCATCAGTTAATGGTGTTGGTTTAACAGCAGCTAAAACTGCGCTCTTATCACAACCTGCAAAAAATCTAAGCAAATCAGTATCTTTTAAATCGTTATCTGACTTCTTATCATACCAGTTTGCATAGTCAATAATTGACGGATGGTCTGTAAGCATAATAAAACTTAATGTACCACTTCTTACTGTATTAACATAAGTATATACATCCTCACCTCGTCCAATAAATGAATTGGATGACCAATTGGCTTGTGTCGTCTCATTAAATGACAAACCGTAAGGTGGAAACCACATTATTCTTCCGCCAAGTGGGCCTCTCTGTTCCCATGATAATGCATTTTCAAAAGAATAAGGGTCATAGCCTCGCCATGCAAGGTTTTCTATTGAAAACATACAATCCTTTGTATGTATATTTTTCTTACCACCACCAAGAAATTTAGGTGTGATATTTACAAATCCGTTATTATTTAATACTGATTTTTTCCAGCCACCATCATTTTCAACCTTACTTTTCCATCCTGCGGCTTGTTTCTGAATATATTCAGTTGTTTCTTCACCTTTATCATTCTTAACCTTTCTTTCTATGTATCCGGCTTCCTGTTCAAAACCGTTCCACATATGAAGGTCTTCCAAAGCCGAAAAAGAGGAAAATCCTTCTCTTCCCTCCGCATTAACAAACGGTCTAATCAGTTTATTAAGCCTATCATATTGATAATGATGTGTCCAAACACGACAATAAGGGTTGTTATATCCATTTATTTCATATCCTTCTGCATTCTTATTCTCTTCAGCACCCTTCTTTAAAAGGTTTCTACCGTGTGACATGCCATATTTACCGGTTACTACATCACCAGGGCCACCAACGCTTGAACCGCCGCCATCTGCATCAGTTCCAAACTTAGATATGATACTGTTTATCTTCTTGTCAACAAACAGTTTCTTGGTTTTATATAATATTGAATTTACATTTCCATCCAAATTCCATTTATGGAAATCCTTACCATATCCAGAATCAAGTTCATCAGGATAAAGATTGGTAATCTTCTTATAAGGGTTATTCGGACCGATTAAATCAGAAGACCTTGTTGTATTTATACCACCTTTTTCATTACCACCTGCCGTAGTTACAAACTCATCAATATAGTTCATTCCGTCGGCATATGAAGGTCTTTGTGCTTGGCCACTAACAGCATTAGGGTCTCCATATAGATGTGCGTCCTGACCAAGAATAGACATGGTAATATCACGTTCGTTGATATTAACGGCCATGAACTTTTGCATAAATCTGTAGTTCAAGTCATTAAAATCAACTCTTTCATCAATCCTCATACCAAGAGCATTGTTGATAAATTCATCGGTTACGCCCCTAATATCCCTAACGGTATTGTTAATTACATCAATACCATAGTTAAAACCAGCGGTTATATCAGCTCTACCTATTTTTAACGCCATTATATATCATTACCAATCTTTATTAATATATAGTTTAAACTTACTTTTTTAAACTAATTCACTCGCATAATAAGATGAAAATTAACTACTAAATCTGTTATGGAATAATTCATTTCTTCCACCATGTGTATTATTATTCATTTGCAATACAATCATTTCTGTAATCTGACGTACAAACATCGGATTACGTTTCAACTCTTCTATAATATTAATAGACTGACCATTTTCACCAGTTAATTCCAATTTACCGTTAATATTAAGACTAATATTTGATGGTGAATCATTTCCGTTTGAGGTACTTCCATATACACTCATCGGGTCAACAACTTCCTCATATATTGTATTAACCCTACTAAGAACACCACTGAATAATTTATCAAACGGTCCACCATTTTTGGCAAACAAAGCAGTATCTCTTGCATCAGTCTTAGCCATCTTAGCAGCCCCGTCACGAACAGGTATCACTTGTTTTGCACTAACAAACATTGGCATACCACCACCACTTGTCATTCCGTCACGAATTGGATAATCATAAGCAGGTGGCATAAATGAATTCCAATCAGTTACCACATTGTCAGTTTTAGTATTATTCTTTACATGAGTATGGGGTGTGGCTGGTTCGTTTAAAGTATTAATGGTTGATGTAGTGGGTGCTACCGGTGATGTTGTTCTACTGCCGCCAGAAGACAATCCTAATCTTTGATTTGCTTCATTTATTATCAAGGCAGTATTAGATAATGCATCTGCTATACTATTGGCTTGTGCGTCTATTTTTGCCCTTGCAGCATCAACAGTTTGATTTCCATCTTCAAAAATTTTAATATAATCATGAAAAGCGGCTGTTGCAGCATCCATACCGCTTTTAGTCTCTTGTATGTATTTATCACGATTTTGTTCAAAAGAATCAAATGCTTGTTTCTGCCTTTCGTCATAAGCCTTATAATACTCATCAAATGATTCTTTTGCAAGAATAGTTTTTTCACGTGTTTCTTCACCGGTAAGTTTATTCAAAGCCGTTACCACATCTTCCATATAATCTTCCATTCTCTCATTATGGTCAATAGGCATAAGTTCACTTAAATCTTCTTTTGACAATTGAGATATGTCCTTTGTTTCACCACCTTTCATCTTAACAACCCATCTACCATCTTTAAATTCGGCTTTGTTAGTTATCATTGCCTTTTGGTCTTGGTCAAATGTGTTATAAGCACCAAGTTGTCTTTCGACTTGTGTTGCCTTATTTCTTTGCATAATTTCTTGACGAAGTTCCTCTGGACTACGGCCTTGAAGTTTCGCCATCTGTGCAATCTGCATACTTTCATTAATGTTAAATTCAGTTTCACCGGTTTTACCGTTAAATCTTCCGAAACCTTTTGTCATATCTTGCATTCTCTTTGCGTATGCTTGTGGGTCTGCCCAAGCATCAAACATCATTCCGAGTGGGTCACTATTAATTGCCGCTTGTCCACCAAGTACTTGGAAACCGGCGGCTTGCGTAATAGTACCTTCAAGACCACCTTCCTGCACTTTGTCAATCATCCCACTAAGGCTACCAAGGTTAAAACGTGTCTGTTGCGCCCATTTAGCCATTTGCATAAGTTCCTTAGTACCGCCCCTAAAATTATACTTTTGTGCCAATTTCAGATTGTTTACTAAATCTTTTGTATACTTTCTTCCATTAAGTCCAATTCTATTTACATCTTTCAATACGTCATCCAGCATATCAACACTTTCAGCAATACCGTGATTGAAAATTTCCATTTCAGAGCCAAATCCTGCTGCAAGGGTATCATCACCAAGATAAGTACCTAAGCCGAATAACTGTCCATAATCATGTTTACCTAATGTCTTATTACGTCCGGTTGCTTCAATATATGATTGCTGTGCCCTAGATATATCTTCGGCATTTTTTCCATATTTGCTTGCAACATCTATTGTTTGCGTCATAAGCATCTTTTGGAAATAATGCAATTGTCCTTGATTTGTAAGACCCATACTTAAACCGGTATTATTTGTAGCAGCATCTAACTTATCAAGGAATTGTTCGTTTTGTTGGGCTAATTTTAACCAAGTTTTTTCTATTGTCTCAGCAGTCTCAATAAACTTATTTCTGACTTCTACTGAAACTTCCTGTTGTTTATCAGCAATATCAGTTGCATACTGTAATTCGGTGTTAGTTAATTTAAAACGGTTCTCAATGTCGGTTTTTTGCATATCAGCCTGATTACGTAAAGTCTGATTAACATATTCAAGATTCGCCATTGCTTCCGCTTGTACGCCTTCTCTCAAATTATCACTCAACGCATTACGCAATACATTAGTAACATCAGTACCAAGACCATTATTGTTATAACGGCCAACGCCCTTATATGCTTCACCGGTCCACGGATTATTTGTACTCCCGGCATTACCATTCATATCTGCTTGAAGCGTGTTTCTACCTTGAGTTACAGTTGCACCGGCTTGACGTGCATCATTACTTCTTACTGCACTCTGCAAAGCATGTTGTCCTCTATATTGCTCTTGTTTAAGTGCATTTTCAGCGGATTTTGTTGTATATTCAACATTAGCAATATTTTCTTCCGCTGCCAAAGATGCTTTTGAAGCCATATATTCAGAACCACGCATTTTTTCATAACGTCCAAAAGATTCTTCACGGAATTCTTTTACATTAAGATTCTTCTGAGATTGTGCTGCTGCTGAAATTCTGCTTTCTGCTGCTTGATATGCGCTTGCATTTATACCTTGCATCATCGGACCGAGTGCTGTCTGTACAGCCGTTACATATTGGTCATTACTTAATGCAACAGCATCCATTAAATTCTGTGACTGAACATCCATCATTTTAAGTTGGATATCACCATTGTATTTTACATCTTCAACAGCACTTTCAGTTGCAATAGTGGCAATTCGTTTAGAATTTTCATATTGTAACTGTTCTTCTTGCATCTGGAATCTGGTCATTTCTGCCGTATATTTCTTCCAATCACCGACAGCATCACCAATCATTTTAAGAGCATCAATGGCAATTAAAATGGCTTGTACCCAAGGGCCGCCTAATAATTTAGAAGCAACTGATAAACCCTTTCCAAATCCGGCCAACGCCTTAGTTGCAGCCGCACCTGCTTTACCATGACCAAAAAGGCTACCGGCAATTGCTTTACCAGCATTACCCTGCATAGCATTACCCATTCTTCCATAATTAAGTATACGGTCTTTAACATCAAGTCTCTTTTTAGCGTACCGACCAACAGCCGTATCTCCTAAATCATATTCATCAATGAAATTTGAAGCACGTTTATTTTCAACACTTTGACGATAGTTGTCAAAACTGCCATATCCCTTTTTGTCTTCTTTTGATAAACGTCTCCACGCTTTTTTAGTGCCCTCTTTTGGTTCTCCTTGTCTTGGGTTTTTTTCTTGATAATATTCCTTTAAACTCTGTTTTTCTAATTCTGTCTTTTTATTTAATATTTCTTGTCTTTCTTTCTCTAATTTCTTGGTTTCTTCCTTAATTTTTTTAATTTCTTCATCATACTTTGCCATTTCCGACAATAACAAAGTATTTTTTTTCAAATCCTCTAATTCTTTAATCCTAATTTTATCCTTTTTTTCCTTATCACTAAGTTCTTTTTTTAAATCATTATATTCTTTTTTAAGATTATTAGTTTCTTTATATTTTTTACTCTGTATTTTAGATAAATCTTTATCAGTTAAATCACCCCATTCTTTTTTTCTACCTTCTTTATACCAATCATCATATAAACGTCTCCTACTTGAACTTTCATTCTTTACAGTTTGATGTTCAAGTGCATATGTTAATTTACCTATTTTATCAATTAAATGATTTAATTTTTCGTCGGAAATATTTGCCATTAAATGCTTTTAATTCATATAAACATAAATAGTCCAAATACCATTATTTATCTGATAATTGGACTATATTCTTTATTATTTACCTTTTCGGCTTTTTAATTTTAAGTTTTTCCTTTTGTTTCTCAATCTCCCTATTATGTATTGCAATGTATGATTTTCTGTCTGCTACCGGCATATTATATATGTCAGTCATTGACAAATTCATATGCTCATGACAAAGCCACATTTCAGTTTTGAGATTTCTTTCAAAATTAGTAGGTGATGAAAATAGAATCGTCGATTCTAAGAAACGTATTGAAAGAGCCACCTCCATCGCTCTTAGGTACGTCAATCTTTATATTGAAATCAACACCCGGACGATTATTAACAATATAGTCACGGTATTTTCTTGCATCACCGGCTCTCATATTCTCAATGAAGTTCCTAATGTATTCCTCATCAGTATTACCATTAATTGAAACAGTATGCATAATCATCTGTTCGGTAACAGTCTTAGGATAGGCATCAGCATCTTCATTCTCATTGACCGTTTCACCGATTACTTCCCTAATTTCTTCAATATCTTCATTAAGGTTCTTACGTTCCTCATCATCAATGTCAACTCTTGCAAGAGATTCCTTAATCGACATTACATCACGGAGAATACTTATTTTCTCACTGTCCGAAATCTGATTCATCAGTTTCTCCCTAAGTTCGTTTTCATCAGTTTTAGTCAAAAACTTAAATTTAATTACATTTTTACCGACATTATATTCAAACAGGCCATTTTCATCACCTTTCAAATTAAAATCATTGAATTTGAACTTTGACAAATCAACAGAAGTATCATATTGTTTACCGTTATTTGGATTTGTTACAGTAATCGGAAATTCCGGGCCGTATGCTGTTGCCCTTAACCAAAGAGTAATTGCATCTCTATCACCGGCCACTAATTCATCAACGTTAATAGTCTTATCAAGTATTTTTCTCTTCAAGATAATGTCAATCAGTTTGCCATCACGATACATGTTTGGAGAAGCGATAATATTTTCATCTGAACCGGTAAGATAAGCAACCGGTACTCTTCCTTTCTTATGCTTATAACATTGTCCGTTT